TAATTTATTCGGTGGAGCAGGTATAGGTAAATCTTCAATAGCAAATGGGATTACTTATAAACTAAAAAAGAAACACATTAGTTGTAACAATCCATACGAATTTCCTAAAAGATTAGCTTGGGATAAAAACATACCAGCGATATCAGACCAACTCTATGTATTTGCAAATCAACATAGAGGTATAGCAGAATGTTTTAACAAAGTAGATTATATTGTTATTGATTCACCAATTTTATTTTCTACAATTTATCACAGATATTATACAAAAGGTTATCCTGCAAGTTTTTACAGACAACCTTTTCATGATTTGGTAATAGACTTACATAATCAATATGATAACATAAACATACTTTTAGAAAGAGGTGATACTGTTCACAATAATAAAGAAAGATTTCAAGATTACGAACAGGCAGTTGCAATTGATAAATTGTGTAAAGAAGTATTAGATGATAACAATTTACCTTATCACACAATTAAAGTAGGACCAAAATCAGTAAAAAAAATTATGAAATTACTTGGATATTAAAAATAAATTTTGTATCTTAGTAGACTAAACAAAAATAAATTATGGCACAAATTATAGGAGCAGGTGGTCAACCACTTGGAGAAGAAAAACCTTTAGACATTACAAAAACAGAACCAGTAGGTTGTAAAAAATGTGGTGGAGAGGTATTTATTCAAGGATTTTCATTTAGAAGAGTATCAGCAATTCTTACAGGAAAACCAAAAGATGAATTATTACCAGTAGAATTATTTTTATGTGGTGATTGTGGTGAGGTTCTAAATGAATTATTACCAAAAGGATTAAAAATGGAAGATTAATGGCTAAATCTTTATTTGACCATATAAAAGCAGTAACACAATTTCAAGACCCAAAGTATTGGGATAAGCTTGAAGAGAGTGATAAGAAAACATGGAGTAACTATATGATTCATCGTTTTCTTTCTATGAATCCTGATTGGATAGAAGTTCTTTCAGAAATACAACCCTACACACAAGTATTAGAACCCAAACAATTATACCTTTCGCTTATAGGAATTATACCAAAAGGTAGATATTTTTTAAAATATACAAAAGGTAAAAAAGATAATAAATACGAATCTTTTTTAATTGATTTATTAAAACAAGATTTTATGTGTTCTTCCAAAGAAGCAGAAGATTACTGTGAAATACTTTATTCAACAAGAGAAGGTAGAGAAAATTTGAAATATATTTGTGAAAAGTATGGAATTGATAAAAAACAAATTACAAAATTAAAATTAAAAGTGTAATGGAAAAAATACTAATATCAGGAGATAGTTGGGGTCGTGGTGAATGGTTTGGTGATGAAAGAAATGGCGTATCTCATGGTGGTTTAGAGTATTTTTTAAAATTTAATACAGATACACATGAATCAAATAAAAGGTATCATGTTGTAAACTCATCAGTTCCTGCAGGTTCAAATTTTGATACTCTAAATAGTTTAAAAGAAGAAGAAAATATTAAACAATACAAGTATGTAATAATATTTGTTACTGATTATTTAAGAGGATGTCGATTTGATTTAGATAAAATAACAAATAAATCAGATTTAATTAAAGTATATAAAGAAACTGAAAGATATTTTATAAATGAATTTTCAAAATTAGATAACGATAATATTATACTACTTGGTGGGTTATCGAAAATTGATACTTCTTTAATTGAAAATATTCCAAATTTAAAATCACCAATACCTTCTATAATTGAATTTTTAACACCAGATAAAAAACAACACGAGATTCTACCATTACTTGTAACAAAACAATTACCAGATAATGCAGAATATGAGTATCTTGATTACTTAGAAGAACAATTAAAAAGATGGGATGATGTTAGACATGATATGTACTTTTTATTAGATAGACAACATCCTGATAGAAACGCTCATCTACTTATTTACAGAAAACTTGTAGATTATTTAAAATTAAAGGTATAAAAATTTGGATTTCTCGATTTTTTTTCGTATATTTACATAGTAAATAAAAACATATGGCATACGAACCTTATAAATATGACCCTAACAATCCTCTTAGTGATAAAGAACTAGATGATTTGGCCAAAGTAGATTTTGAAGGATTCTTAGAATACTTAGATTCTAAAACAGCTTATCTTAAATCTAAAACAAGACCTTTAAATACTTATGAGTTAAAAAAGTTTGCATCTATGGCGGCTGCAAACGAAGGTAGGCAAATAAGTGATAAAGAACTCGAAAGAGCAAAAAAAATAGGAAAAGAAAACGAAGATAAAATAAGAAAAAGATGGCAAAAATAGTAGGAATGAATGGTGGACAACAACCACCTCAACAACCAAAAATAGATTTAAAAGATGCAAAGGAAATGACCTGCCAAGAATGTGGTGGTTCAGTATTTATACCAGGTAACAAATTCTTAAAAGTATCAAGATTAGTTACAGGTCAAGCAAAAGATGCAATCATACCAGTAGAGTTATATCTTTGTGGTGATTGTGGTGAAATCAATAAAGAATTATTACCAGATGAATTAAAACCTGTGATTACAGATTTAGATGGCTAAAACATTATTCGACCATATAAAGGCAGTTACACAATTTCAAGACCCAAAGTATTGGGATAAACTTGAAGAAAGTGATAAGAAAACATGGAGTAATTATATGATTCATCGTTTTCTTTCTATGAATCCTGATTGGATAGAAGTCCTTTCAGAGATACAACCCTATACACAAGTATTGGAACCTAAACAATTATATCTTTCTCTCATAGGAATTATTCCAAAAGGTAGATATTTTCTAAAGTATACTAAAGGTAAAAAAGAAAACAAATATGAATCTTTTTTGATTGATATTTTAATACAAGATTTTCAATGTTCTACAAAAGAAGCAGAAGATTATTGTGAGATATTATATTCAACAAGAGAAGGTAGAGAAAACATCAAATATATTTGTGAAAAATATGGAATTGATAAAAAACAAATAACTAAACTGAAATTAAAGGTTTAAATATTTGGATTTCTCATATTTTTTTCGTATATTTACATAGTAAATAAAAAGTATGGCAAGAGTAAGTTACTCACAATATGGAATGTATTCAACTTGTCAACATCAGTACAAGTTAAACTATATAGATAAGTTAGGAGAATCCTCAGCTAATATTCACACAATTTTCGGTAGTGCAATGCACGAAACAATCCAACACTTTTTGGATGTAATGTACAATGTAACCAAGAAACAAGCAATGAGTTTGAATCTTGAGAAGATGTTGTATGATAAATTAGTGGAACACTTTACCAAAGAAAAAGAAAAGATGGAAGGTAGATTTCCTTGTACTCAAGAAGAAATCGGTGAGTTTTTTGAAGATGGTAAAAAGATTCTTTCATACTTTTCAAAGAAATTAGATAAGTTATATACTAAGAGTGGTTTTGAATTAGTAGCAATCGAACAAATCTTAAACGCTAAAGTAAAAGAAGGTGTTAGTTTTGTTGGTTTCATTGATGTATTACTAAAAGATAAAACTACACAAGATTATATTATTATTGATTTAAAAACATCAACAAGAGGTTGGAACAAATATCAGAAGGCTGATAAAATAAAAACCTCTCAGATGTTATTATATAAAAAGTTTTACTCAGAAAAATACGAGATACCTTTAGATAAAATCAAAGTAGAATATCAAATCCTTAAAAGAAAGATATCAGAAAACTTTGAATATCCTATACCAAGAATATCTAAATTTGTTCCTGCTAATGGTAAACCTTCTGTAAAAAGAGCTTGGGATGGATTTATGAATTTTGTTGATTCAGTATATGATGAGGGTGGAAATGTGATACAAGAAGTATTCCCACACACAAAGGGTAGACATTGTGATTGGTGTGAGTTTAAACAAAGAGGACTTTGTTCTGCATGGAATTAGTTGTTTTTTTTAATTTATATATATTTATATAAAACAATAATACAAATGTTATGGCAGATACAAAGTTAACAACTGTAAAAATAATAAAAAATCTTTATTCAAAATTTAAA